ACTTAATTGCGTATTCTTGCAATTTCTTAACGTCTTTAGCTTTCATTTTATACCTATCTCTCATAAATACCAACCTCCTATATTTGTGTTACTAATCGGATAAACGTCTGCACCTGAATTAGTGTGATATTCAGGGAAGGAACTTGAATTAAAACTCATATAATCTACGAATCTTTGGCTATAGTTCTCTGCTGTTATCCTTTGCTTTTCAATTAAAAAGTCTACTTCATTCTTTTGTACCGTTTCAGAACTTTCTGCTGTGTGTTTAAATACTCCTTTGTTAGCTACTGTATAAGCACTAAAAGGTAAATATTCAACCATTGCCCAGTGAATAAGCATCTGTTTAACATAGTTGTTTAATAAGTCTAAATAAACACCTGACAATGTACCTGCTTCAATGTCTGATTTTAACCTATTAAGTAAATCAGTACCTAAGTAGTTTTGTATGTGTATATCTTGAGCAATCTTAATAAACTGAATAAATTTATCAGTATCAGTATTCCCATCTAGTGGTGTATACTTAACAATATCTGATCTTTCTATTAATAATACTTCTGCCATTATTTAACGTCTTTTGGTAAATTCTTGTTATTTGGGTGAAATCCTTTATTTGGTAAGTTGTTTTTAGGTACTCTAACTTGATAAGGGTTAGTAATCTTATACCCTCTTCTTGCAGCAGCAGCAGTTCCTACTTTTCTTGCATTTGGACTTGTAACATCAACATCACCACCCTCAACACTAGCAAAAGTTAATCTTTTAAAATAATGTTTACATCGTGGGCCTCCACCGAAAAGAAACACATTATAAGGCTCATTATTATGTTCAAAACCCGGATTAACTGCTTTACTATTCATATTCTCTAAATCTTCTCTCCTATATATTTTTTTAGCACTCATCATAGCCTTACAAAAATCACGTTCAGGATTTGGATTTCCCGCATATTGATATCTAACTTTCCATTTTACACCTTTAATAGTTTTGTCTTGAAAACTTTTTGCTTTTGGTCTTGCTGTACCAGTAGAAACAAAATTAAATATTTTAGATAACAAAGTTTCATCAGTTTTTTCTAACTGCATATCTAACTCATCTAATTCTTCATATGTAACATCTCTTTCATCAACTAACACCCAATCCTCAGGAATATCCTCACCTATCTCGTTTAAGTAATCTTCTAAGTTGAACTGTTTGCTTAATTGCGTAGGTTCTTCTGACTTTTCCCCTTCAAATGGATTTAACGTTTTAAAGTATAAATCTAAAGATATACCGTTATACTCTAAAATACTATCAAACGCATCTAACAACATCTCTTGAAAAGGTTTAATAACCATATTATCAAAAAGATTGAAAGAGTTTTGTAATTCATCAGCATTTGAACTAAATCCTGTAGAAGTAGCAATCCCAAAAATAAGTGGACTTGTTACAGAATGTGATAGCATAATTTTACGCATACACTCCTCACTTAAATAAGAATACTGCTCTGCTGCATCATTTAAAGGAATATCATCAACTGTAATAGCTGTGTCTTTATTGTCATTAAATGAAACAATTACCTTTTGCCCTTTTGCCCCTGTTAAAGTTTGTTTGATTTTAGCGTTTATAAGACTTTGTTGTTCTTCAGTAGGGATTCCATTATTAATATTAACGACCTTACTACCTGAAAATGAGCTCTTTACCTCGTTAATTAAGTAGTCTGCAATCTCTTCTTCTAATAATGTGTAATCAACACCTCCTTGATAATCTACGTGAGCAAAGTATTTCATTCCTGCACTATAAGGTTGTATATATAACACCTCAACACTTTCATTTGAATAACCAAATGCAGGTATTCTTTTAGGCTCGTAGTTTCTTGTATCCTCCCAATTATCACTGAAGTAATATGCTTCTACATCTCCATCTTCATTACACTTTTCAGGTGCTAATAAATTAACTGGAATATGATAAGCTTTCTTAACTAGCTTTCTATCTTTAGAATAATGTACTTGTATAGCACATTTACCAAATAGCTTTAAATCTAAACATAATTGTTTAACGTCTTTTTTGCCAAAGATAGATACTAACGAAGCATACTCATTTGGCTTTCTTTGTGCATCTTTAGCACTCAAACCTCTACCGTACATTAATCTAACAATAGAATTAATAATACTGTTATTTGTAGCACTATTTTTATACCTGTCCATTAAGTAACTAAAGTAACTGTTGTTATCTGACCACGTTACATAATCTTTTCTTTTGTCCTCAATTATTTCAGGTCTTTTATGCTCTGCTAGATTGAAAATCTTTAAATTATCCATTATAAGTAAATAAAGTCGTTTGTACTATTTTTTTGTTGATATACACCATCGTTTACTGAATACTCTCCTGTTTGGTCTGTACAAAACACCTTAGCATAATGTAGCACTTCAGTTGTACCTGTGTATCCGTTAATATCTAATTTATCGTTTTGGCTTGTTAGAATGAAACTAAAATCATTTGCTTGTAGATATTCATCATTATCATAATTCTGTAGTTTTAACGTGTAAAACCTACCCTCTTTTAATGCAAATGTAGCTGTTAAAGTATCGTAATAGTCACCACTTGTATAGCTTTCTATTGTTATACTTTCAGTTGTATTCGTTTCTTCATCTGTTAATAGTAACACCGTAGGTACTGCATTACCTCTAGTAATTACATTTATACTTTGTGAACTTGTTGATGTTGTTAATACTATCATACTTAATAAACCTTTTTTAATTGATTTTGTTTTTAAAATAAAAAACCCCCACTAATTAAAGTGAGGGCTAAAAACAAATTATGATGTAATTATGAAGTTACAATAGTAGCATCAACTGCTGCAGTAGCAAATAAAGTAGCTAAAGCTGCTTCCGTTGCACAATCTAAATGATTTGCTGGTGTTTTTTCTTGACCTGTAAAAGTTAATTTATAACCGTTAAAGTCTCCTAAAGCAGTACCATTTTCAATAGTACCTCCTGTCACGTCCATACCTCTCAATAATCCTGCTATGAAGTATTGACCATCGTTAGTCTCCACCACAACGTGAGGCCTTCCGTACGAAAGTAGCTTAATCTGCTTTGTAGTAGCAGCATCTTGTGCTTTTAACTCTAGTGTTAATACTTGTTCAAAGAATGTAGTCCCATTTTCTCTAGAACTGTTAATATTTTGTGCAAAAGTAGAATTTCCTTTTAATTCGTATTTGTATAGTGAACTAATACCTGTAATCGCTGTGATTAAATCAGTATCAGTTACGTCATAGGTAATATCAGCAGCTTCAATGTCAAAGTTAGCAAAGTAAACGTTTTTTAAACCCCCAATGCTATCCTTACATGCTTCTGCTCTACCATTAGCTAATAAACAACTCATGTCTTTTTATTTTAATGTTATACAAAAAAAGGAGGAGTATTTTACCCCTCCCTTAGTTTTAGTCTATCTAATTATTAGTTAGCTGCGTTTGTGATTCCGTAAGTTACGATATCTGTAACGTTTCCGTATTGTACACCTGCTGTCATTCTCATGATTAAACGTACATTTTCTGACCCATCGATATCCGCTAAATCTATCAATTTAACTAAATTTTGGTCTGAAAGTAAACCTGTACCAAAGAATAAATTATCTTTAGTAGTAGCTAACATTTGGTCTGCAGTCAATCCATTTGCGACTACGACTGGAACTCCGTCGAACATAAGGTCGCCACCTTGATACCACATAGTACCTTTGTTGTCTACACCGTTAGCACCTAATCCTGAAGTTCCGAATCCTCCTAATGCTCTAACGTATAATCTCATTGCGTTTTGAGAAACGTAGATTCTTAATCCTTCTTTACCGTATAATCTTGAAGGAATTGCATCTGCAACTTTCCCCATCTCAGTGATGATGTTAGCAGCAGTTAAAGTAGTTCCTGCAACCTCTTGAGCAGCTGGTAAAGCAGCATCTGTAGTTAACAATGTCATGAAACCGTTGAACTCTCCTGAGTTGTTTGCATCACCATTCCAAATGTGAGATTCAATATCAGCAGCAACTTGCTCAGCTTGGTGTGCTAATAAATAATCAGCAAATGATTTTGGTAATACATCGTGTGCTGAATACCCCATCTCAATCGCTTGAAATGTATCTCTGA